CAGGGCAATCTGGGCCTGGTGATACAGCTCCAAGGTGTCGGTGCTGAAGCCCGTGGCGAAGAGAAGGGAGGTTGTTCGGAACTCGATATGCCGGTCCAAGGTGACAGCCATAGTGGACGGAGTAGTAGTGTCAGGGTCGACCATTCTAATACAGACAGCATATTGGAAGCCATCCATGTTAAAGTGTGTAAGACCCGCAGTATTAATCGAATCCTTGAACTTGTCACTGGCGACGTCGGCAATTGTGAAACCGTAAGCCCCCTTCTCCAACGGGCCATAGTACCTGTCCTTGGGGTGGATGTCAGCGAAGTTCCATAGGTAAGGAGCGAAGACAGGGAAAGAGCCTGTGTAGACGCGAGCGCCCTCAACAGTCCCCTCCTTATCCAGCGTCTTCCCCACGTTTGAGAACAATGCAGCAACAGCATTGGCGCGGGCCCCGCGGTACGGCAGATTTGAATCCGCCAACGCTGGGGGCCGCTTCCAGGGCATGAATCCGATGTTCTGGGTTGTGGCCTTGGGGTCAAGCAGAGGCCTGACCAGGTCACCAGGAGCAGCGGCTGGGCTTGTTGTAGTGATGCCCATCAAAACCTGGGTGATGTTGGATGCTGTTGCGCCGGCTGACAGCACAAGCTCAGAGAACCGAATGCCAATGATCCGGGACGACGGTACACCGGTTTGGAACTCCACAACAGAGCCTGAAAAGCCCCCGGAGCTTGAGAAAGCACCAGACACCGATGAATTGAAAACGCTCAACTCCCCAAAGTTCTCAGCCAGAAGCGATACATCAAACTTGAAACCAGCCAGAGCTGTGCTCGCGGACACCTCTACGCCAACTGCAATTGAATTGCTCAAGTCGGTCAGATCGGCATACCGGGAGCTATAGCAAGGCATGAAATCCAGGTTCTGGTACTGTATCACTGGCGTGATGTTGTTGGGGATATTGATGTTCCCGAGATTCGTAATGTTTGGGTCGGGGACGAATGTGGCCTGTGTGTTGGATGGTATCCCCTGCCCGAGAGCGGGCATGGCCATGGCCGTGTAAAGGGACCACAGCAAAGGGAACTCGTACGTAATCCAAAGCGGGTAAATGGGGTCTCGGACCAAGGCCACGTCCAGGTAACCGCCGTTGGAGGCGTTAATCGGCATCGTCCCCGTATCCGTAAACGCGAGGAGGGCCGTGCGCTCTAGGGCAGGAAACGTGGGCGTGCGCATCGGTGCATGAAGACGCGGCACTGCCACTGTTTTAGCCAGCTGTGTGAGGTGGTCGAACTTTGGCGTAACTCGATCCATGGTAGCAGTAAAAGGGTACAAGGTAGAATTTTGAAGAAGAAAAACTATTATGCCAAACGAAACGGTCTGTCCGAAGGGTCGGCTATGTCGCACCGATACATAGTAGAGACCACAGGGTCATGTACTATGCCGGGGCAAGGCAGGTCCTCCGGAAGGTCCCAAACTAGGCACTCCGCGGGGTACTTCTCGGCGTTCCCTCTGGCCCACATCACGCCCATGAAAACAGCCAGGTTAGTGCAGCGCTTCTCATCCCACAAAAGCATGGGGTCGAACCTCCGGAGGATGTCCGATCTCCGACCCGTGTGCGGGACGACGTGACGCTTCAAGAACTTGGCCATTGGGCGGAAATGGATGTAGATCGGCAGGAAACTCTCGGCAATGGCCGAGGCGACGTCTGCGAGATCCTGTCCTTGGCATGAGGAAACGGTCCAGAAAAGCCGGGCGAAGATGCGCCCCAACTTGGGTACGGCCACGAGCCGTCCAGACGTTGTCCAGTAAAAGGTGAGAGAGATGAAAGATACCTGCTGCACGTCCTTGAAAAGGGCGCGCTTGGGGACAATTCCCAACGTGCTTTCGGCGGCATCTAGGGCCTTGCGCAGATCATCCCAATTGACACTGAAGTCAAAATACAGCCAGGCGATGTAGTCGTCGCCCATGACGAGGGCGCGGACCCGAACTGGCCGCAAATGGGAGGGCAAGGCCAGGATGGCCTGAATGGAAATTTCCCGGTTCAAATCAGAATTGCCAGAAGAAGTGTCGGGGTGGCCGCTCTTCACAGAACCGGTAACCTGATATTGAATCTGGTGACCGGACGGAAAATTAGCTTTTCCCCAAACGCTTATCCCGGCCTCAACCTGTTCGGCTAAACGCCTGTCAAGTTCGCGGATCTTGCCCAGGATCGCCCGACGGTGGGCTTCCTGGACGTTCGCATCCCAGTTCGAGCCGTCGCGCTCATCGAGGCACGACGCGTGGTACCTACCACGTATGAGCTCGGACTCGGTTGCAAAGTCCGCGATCTGGCTGTGGTTCATGCTCGAGGCGTATACCACCGTGAAGTTGACTCCACCGATGGTTAACGGCTCCTTCGAGCAATGTTCCAGGGACTTGGCGTAAGCCCGGAACTCAGCTGCATTCCCATAAGCTGTGCGCTCGTTGGTCATGAACTGAATCCCGCGTGCCTTCTTGATCGGAACGTTTGTGAAATCATCTGGGTACGTTTCTGTTTTCACCATTAACTGGACGTCGCTAAGCTTGGCATGGTCAAACACTAGGCTATGATCTATCTGCCTAAGTTTTCCTACCCCCTTGCGCACTCGCCAGGCCTCCCCATCGGCAGCTAACCGAAGGGAAAACTCGGCTTTGACGCGGGCCTGCTCTACAGGCCAAACGGCAAGGTGGAACTCAGACACAGGATTTGCAGGGGGTGCAAGGTGTCTGTTGAGAAGAGCGTTAAGAGCCATAGCTGGGCATCTTGAGACTGTTGGGCCGTCCGCGAACACAATTCCAAGAAGTCGGCTACCGTTAGGTCTGATCCAAGGGCTGCGCAGCGGTCCAAGGCACTCCTCAGCTCTTGCAACCGCGGCCGCTGGGCCACAGACAGTGCTTGGGAGGCGATTGCAGCCACACAGCGGGCGACCAGCTCTTGAACGGATGCGAATGCGCGCATGAGGAGAGACTTGCACCCAATCGTTGCTACCACTCCAATTGACAGGCACCCCAAGGCAAAGATCAGCCGCCCGCCAGCCGTGGGGAAGTGCCACGGATGACGGGCGTGCTCGTTTCCCAACAAGATCTTTGTCTCCCGGATCATGGCCTGGGCCCGGTCTAAGCAGGCGTTTGCGATGGCCGGGGTGGCGCCGTCACGGAAAAGCCGAGAAAGCAAGATAGCTCGCGTGGTCTCGGGGTCCTTCTTGGACAGTGCTAAGACGGATGCAGTCTCTCGCGCCATACTCTCGGTGACGGAGGTCGAAGACAGAACTCTAGGCTCGAGTTCATGCGGCGGCGTGCGCTTGTACGTGACGAGGGTGACGAGGGGTTCCCCATCAAACATCACGTCCCGCCCGTTCACAACGCTCACAGTTAGGCGGGTCCCAGGCAGCGGGACGGGCGAACTGCGGTACACAACTCCCAACGCGGCCCCGATGAGCGGGGCAGATCCAGCGGCAGCGGCAAGCGGGGCCAGTTTGAAATGGCCTGTAAGGCATGCCATGGCTGCTGCGGTCCAGCCCAGCGCTGCTGAGACTGCGGAGAAGGTGCCTGCGGTGATTGGGAAGGAGCCGAGAATGCGCGCCCGTTTGACCAAGGGGGCAGGTCCGATGTGGAACCCGCCACGCGCATGGTCTGGCCTGGGGTCAGGGTGGGTATAC